ATCCTCTGCCTGCAACCATTGTTGTTCCAGTGGTTACTACTGCTTGCCATGATAATCCACCAACCATCTCTGCCCAAGCTGGATTTGCTCCAGTACCTTGCGTCTTGAGGAAGTATCCAGACGTACCGTATCCCAGCCTTGCTGGCGCACCAGAACCACCGTAATATAGGATGTCGCCTTGTGTGCCATCTTCCATCTTGGCTAATGTCACACCATTGTCTACTATAGAAGCAGTTACAACTGCATCGGATGCCAGTTGGTCAGCACCAACAGCATCGTCACCAATCATAGCCTGTTCTACTGCATCATTAGCTATGGTTACTGCGCCTGTGTTAGCCATTGTAACATCGCCACTGAGTGACGCAGCGGTAAATCCAGTGCCATCTCCGATTAGGATTTCAGTTGTGGCTAACGCTACGTCAGAGGGTACGCCAGAGGAATTAGCATCCCTTACCTTAACGGTATTAGCAGCCATGTCTGCCATCTTGGCGTTGGTTATTGAACCATCAGCCACAGTGGCTGCCGCCCAATCAAATCCGTTAGTAGCGGTAGAATCGGCTGTCAGTACATGAGTATCTGTTCCTACGCCAAACCGAGTTTCCGAATCTACTGTATTGTAAGCAAGCAAGTCACCCTTGGTTGTCAGCTTGTCATCACCAATAACAGTCACCTTCTGCCATTCCGAAGATGCGGAGGAATATTTCAGGTATTGATCGTTGGCTGCTGATGTTGCGCTGACCGCTTCACCTTGTATCTTGGCTACTGTTACTGCACCAGCATTCGTCATGGTGGCATCACCAGACAATGCAGCAGTGGTGAATCCAGTGCCATCACCAATCAGTATTTCTGTAGTAGCTAATGCTACGTCAGAAGGTACACCGGATGAGTTAGCATCTCTTACCTTAACTGTGTTAGCTGCCATATCAGCTAACTTGGCATTGGTTACCCCTCCATCCGTAACATTGACCGTAACCGTAGTGCTTGACGCCGAAGTATCAAGGCCCGATCCACCAGCCACTGTGAGAGTCTCAGAGTCGAGA